ACAAGTTAAAAAAATCAAAGATGAATTAACACGTATTCAACAGCAAATAACAAACCTACGAGAAATTGTACCTAAAATACAAACTACAGTTAATACCGTTCAAACATTAGTTAGTACGGCTAGTTCTGTAAAAGCAGCGATCGCAGTTGCACAACTATCCAATCCGGTCACTGCACCATTATTCATTGCTCAACAATTACAAGCAATACAAGATGCAACTATAGCAAATGCAATTGCATCATTAGATCAATTCAAAACAATTCCGGAAACATTAACAACAAAACTTGCTGCAATTGTACCTCCATTACTTAGTGCAATCCAACGCATTTCAGAAACATGTAACGGTGATGTAGATGAATTAGAATTACCACAATCTGTTATTGATGAATTAGGCGGCGGAGTTGATGAATTAGGAGATGAAATTGACGATTATAATGATTTATTACCATCTGAATTTTATAATGAATTAAATGTGTCTGATGAAGATTTGCAACAAAGATCAGATACAATTGAATCTTTAGTTCAACAACAACGCAATTTACTTTCATCATTAATAGAAGCTCCGAGTCGCGTTTATCAAGAACAAGGTGCACCGGATTCTGCATTGGGTAAATTAGGTGATTATTATATAGATACGTTAAATAAAATGATATACGGCCCTAAATTAGATTCAGAATCATGGGGAACGGGCATAAACTATTAATCTCAATATTTATAAGAAAAGATATCATATGGATTCTAAAACATTGATAAAAGCACTAAAAAGTGCCGTACGTGAAGTTATTAAAGAAGAATTAACAGAGATTCTTCGCGAAGGCCTACAATCTACTATTAATGAAATGACATCTACAACGCATATTGGAAAACAACGTAGCGTGTCCAACCCAATACCAGAGCCGCCAGTTAAAAATAAAGTTCAATTCAAATCAACAGGATTTGCTGATATTTTAAATGAAACGCCATCATTACGTGAATCAGGCACGGGTATATCTAGTTTTGCAGAACTAGTTAATGAAGATGTTGATACATTGAGCTTTACATCTGCAGATGCACAAGGATTTGGAATGCTTCGTGCAAATCAACAACCTAAAACACAAGTAATGCTTTAATGAAAGCAATCGATAAGAAAAAAGGAATTAAGTAATGTCATATGTTGTTGTATCTAGTGGCACTGTAGTTCAAAATGTTGATACTCCTCTTGGAATTAGTATAAATTTTTCTAAGCCAGGAGTATTCGAAACTATTACAGATATTGATACGCAAGCTCTTAATAACTTAAAAAATTTATTGTTAACATTTCCAGGTGAACGATATGAAAATCCAACATTCGGTTGTGATTTAAAACGTATTGTATTTGAACCTAATACTGCGATTGCAAAAGAACAAATTCAAACGGTTATAAATGTAGCAGTAGCAAATTTTTTACCGTATATTAACATACAACAATTTGAAATCATAACAGCAGAAGATGATCCGACATTTGAACATTATATCAAAATAACATTAACATTTACTGTAGATCGATCAACATTCGAACAACAAATTACAATTACCGGAACAGAAACTGGAGCAATAATTGTTAGTTAAAGAAAGAGCTCATGGAAACAAAAAAAGAAATATCATATTTAGGTAAAGATTTTGGGCAATTCAAGAAAAACTTGATTGATTTTGCTAAACAATATTTTCCGAATACATACACTGATTTTAGTGAAGCATCTCCAGGTGGAATGTTTATTGAAATGGCTGCATATGTAGGAGATGTTTTAAGTTTCTATGCAGATACAAATATTCGCGAAACTTTAATGAATCAAGCAACAGAGCAAGCAAATATATTTGATATTGCAGCAACTTTAGGATACAAGGCAAAAACCGTAACATCGGCAACTGCAACTTTAGATGTATTTCAACTTGTGCCAGCATCTGGCTCTGGTGTGAATGTAACGCCTGATTTCAATTACGCACTTTCTATTAACAGTTTACGAGCTAAATCAGGAAATGTTACGTTTAGATCTTTAGACTCAATAGATTTTTCTTTTTCATCATCATTAGATCCAACTGAAGTTTCTGTTTATGAAGCAGATCCTACAACAAAAACACCAACATATTTTCTATTGAAAAAACAAGTTAAAGCAGTTTCTGGAGAAATACGTACACAAACATTTACATTTGGCTCTCCAATTGCATATGATAAAGTGTTATTGAATGATAACAATATTGTTGAAATTTTATCAGTAGAAGAATCAGATGGCGATAATTGGTATGAAGTTCCTTATTTAGCTCAAGATACCGTATTTGAATCTGTTCCGAATATTGTAGAAAATGATCCAGAATTATCTGCTTTTAGATCTTCATCACCTAGTTTGCTTAAATTACGTAAAACTGCAAAACGTTTTGTTACTAGATTGCGAAATGATAATCTTTTAGAAATGCAGTTCGGCTCTGGCGTATCATTTAATAATGATGAAGAAATTGTTCCAAATCCAGACAATGTAGGAAATGGATTAGCAGGATATCGCCGGGCAATTGATGTTGATATCGATCCTGCAAATTTTTTATATACTAGAACTTACGGACAAGCACCAGCAAATACCACATTAACAGTAACATATGTTGTAGCTAATGGTATCACAGAAAATGTTGCTGCAAATACTATAACTCAATTAGATGTAATATCATATAATGATAATATCAATTCCACAAACAATGCAACCATGGTTAATTTTGTGAAGACTACAGTTGCTGTTAATAATCCAGATCCAGCATCAGGTGCTAAATCTGCAGAAAGTGTGACAGACATTAAAAATAATGCTATGGCGTATTTTGCAACTCAAAACCGTTTAGTAACTAGAGAAGATTATGTTGTTCGAGCTTATTCAATGCCAGCTAAATTTGGATCTGTTTCTAAGGTATACATTGTTCCAGACGATCAAATTTCACAAAAAGAATCATTAGATACACGTATTGCAAATCCATTAGCAATGAATATGTATGTTTTAGGATATGATGAATCAAAATATTTAACTGAATTGAATCAAGCAGTTAAAGAAAATTTGAAAACGTATTTAGGTTATTATCGCATATTAACAGATGCTGTAAACATTAAAGATGCATTTATTATCAATATAGGTGTAGATTTTGAAATCACCGTGCTTCCAAACTATAACAGCAATGAAGTTTTATTGAAATGCATTTCTACAGTAACGGATTATTTTAACATTGACCGCTGGCAAATCAATCAACCTATTATGAAATCAGATGTAACTACAATGATTGCAAATGTGAAAGGCGTTCAAAGTGTAGTAGGTGTTAAATTCATTAATTTATATGATTCTGATTTTGGTTATTCTGGAAATGTTTATGATTTAGCCGGAGCTACTCGCAATGGAGTAATTTATCCATCTTTAGATCCTAGTATTTTTGAAGTTAAGTTTCCTAAACAATATTTATACTAAAAGGAATATACAATCATGGGTGTATTATCTAATAACAGATCACAAATTACGTCTGGCGGATTAATTTCTGCAAGTTTCGTATCAGATTTATATGATGTATTAACAGGAAATGTAGAAGAAACAGTTTCTATATCTGGTTCTTTAGATGTTACTGGCAGTATTTATGGAAATTTAATTGGCACCGCATCGTATGTTGTAGAATATGTTGAAAGTTCATCATTTGCAACTTCATCAAGTTTTGCAGAAACAGCTTCATATGTTCAAACAGCTCAAACAGCTTCATATGTTTTAAATGCGGTAAGTTCTTCATATGTGTTGAATTCAGTATCATCTTCATATGCAACTTCATCAAGTTTTTCTAATACTGCTTCATATGCATTAAATGTAGTAAGTTCTTCATATGCTAGTACCGCATCATTCGTTCAATTAGCTCAAACAGCTTCATATGTGTTGAATTCAGTATCAGCTTCATATGCATTATCATCAAGTTTTGCAGAAACAGCTTCATATGCATCAAATATCAATTTAACTCCTGTAACTGATTTATCTTCTTCAATAGCAGCTGAATTTGATGGGTTAGCTGAAGCAGATGAACAAACAGTTGAATTAGATACTGGAACTAACACACTTCGCATAAAAGAAACCGTTGCAGCACCAGCAAGTACTACTAGAAATTTCTTAGGTAACGTTGGTGTTGAATTAACATTATCAGTAAGTGGATCGGTATTCATCAATCCAGATTCATTACCTACATCAGACCCAGTAGAAATTGGTCAACTTTGGATGAGTGGAAGTTTTTTGATGATTAGTACAGGTTCTGGAATTTAAAAAAGGTTGATATGTTTAGAATATTTTATGCAGAGCGAGATGCTACTTTATTCGAAGGTGCAGATTCTGGTAGTGTTACTAGTTTAATGAATACTGGTTTAGATGAAATACTCGAAGTTGGTAAGCGATACGGAACAGATGGATCTTCTTTATTAAAATCTAGATCTGTTATAAAATTCAATATCACTGAAGTTTTATCAACTGCACAAAAATATAATGTAGATTTGTCTTCATGTAAATTCATGTTACAACTTTATACTACTCATGCAAAAAATTTACCTGCAGAATATACAATTGATGCAAAAATAGTTGCACAGCCATGGATCAATGGAACAGGCTTTGCCTCTTCAAATCCAGTTATATCAAATGGAGTACAATGGGCTAAACCATTAGCATCATGGTCATTAGATTCACAAACGAGTGATTTATGGATTTCTAGTTCACAACAAATTCAAGTTAATAGTTCATCTTTATATGTATCTGGTAGTGGTCAAGGTGGCAGTTGGTTGTGGCAATCTGGTAGTGGTATTTTCAATATATCAAATTTCAATCAATCATTTTTTACTCAACCAGGTTTAATGGAAAATGAATCATTTTCTTATCGACCAACTGACGTAAATATGGATGTTACAGATGCAGTATTATTATGGATTTCCGGGTCTGGTGGTTATGCTATACAAAATAATGGATTCTTGCTTAAATTTTCTGATGCTGATGAATTAGATTCTACGGTTACTGGATATGTAAATTTCTTTAGCAGAGAAACTCATACCATATATGTTCCTAGATTAACCATGTATTGGGACCAAAGTGAATATTCTTCTTCATTAGCTACTGCAGACTTAGATTCATATACGGTATTCACAAAAATGAAACCAGAATATAAAGATACTGAAGTAGCACGTATACGAATATATTCTAGAAACAAATATCCGCAGAAATCGCCAACTAATTTGTTTCCAACACAAACCGTTAATAAACTACCACAAACTACATATTATTCAGTTATCGATGCTGCTACAGATGAAGTCATTATTCCGTACGATGATATTTATACTAAAGTAAGTTGCGATAATACAAGCAATTTTATTTACATTGATATGAATGGTTTTATGCCGGAGCGATATTATCGTTTACAGTTTAAAATTGTTGATGGGTTTACGGAACAATATGTCGATGATGACATTTATTTTAAAGTAGTTAGATAATGGCTAAACAAAATTTCAATATACAAAAACTTGATACGGGTTTAGGTGAAAGTTCTTCACAAAATCCATTGCTTATCATTGAACCAGTTGATACTAAAATCATGTTAAAATCTGTACTTAAGGTTTTAGATACTCGTTTTGAATACTTTAAATTTCCTGTTAGTACGACTGCGGTTCTAGATGAAGAAGTAGAAATAGATTTAGAAGTTGAAACTGCAGAAATAGATAATGTATACGCTCGATATCGTCCATCAGAACCTACTAGGATATTATCATCTACTGCTACTAAAGATGCAGAAAAATTTTCTGGAATTGTTATGGATTTCGTGGAAGATGGCGTATTACAAAAATCTACCAATCAATACTTTATTACTAAAGAAATTAAGTCTTCTGGTATCGATTTACGTTTTCGCATTAAGATTGAACATCGATTTGATAGCGTAACAGCCGGCTATGGAACTGCATATTTTTCAATTATAAAAAATTCTCCAGAATTAGGTTTAAGTCGTTTATTCAAAGGACCATTTGCAAATAATTCTATATCAAGTCCTACATATTTCGGATCTATTTTTCAATATGAAGTTCAAACATTAAATTTAGATTTGATTATTAAAAATGAAGAATTCGAGATAGGAGATTATTTTCAAATTGGAGCAACTGCTGGTCAAAATATTGACACTGAATATCACACAATCAATCCTATTCAATCATATTGGGTAATTACAGATGCATCTAAAAATGTCGATGAATGGAATCAAGAGATTAGTTAATGTTAACACAATATAAAAATATCGACCAAATTAAACTTGCAAGTGGAAGTATTTCTGCAGAACGATTTTCACGTAGTAAGACTAATTTTTTAAGTTTCGAT